GTTTGGGGACTTTATCGAAGGCTTAGTGGGGAACCACTTCACCTCTTTTACCATCTTGGAACCCGGTATACGCGGTTGCCACATCTGAGTACCAAGGTACTCGATAGGGTAGAGGAAACCCATCTGACCAGTAACAAAACAATAGGATACCAATGTACCGTAGAGTGGATGTTTAAGCCACGCGGCAGCATCGAATAAACTAGAGAATGCACTTGGCCATCCGTTTAAGGAGTTTGGCCCCGTCGTTAATGAAGGTCTTAATGAACCTTTCAAAACCGTCGGTTTCGTCTTAAATATACTTCTATACCTAAGGAAAACTGGAACGAATTTCGATAAAGATATAATGATTAATACAGGGGTAGGAACCCCTTTGGCCTCAATAGTTGTCAGATTTACCTTCCCCTCCCAGTCTAAAACTCTATATAAAGAGAATAAACTGAGCCAGAGTCGGATCGTCCAACGCGTACCTCGAACCAATAATCTTCTATGCCCTACCGGAATAACCCTTGGAAGTTTCCTTCCTCGAGTTCTCGCTACTGCGGGTCCCACAGGTCGTGTACTTAAATGCGGTTCCCCGGCCAGAGATTGCATAAGCAATACTGAACAGGCCTTCATCCACTTCGACAACCCTGCGACCCCTTGACTTTTAATCAAGTTATGGCAAGTCCAGGCGTAACGTGAGACGGCACCAGGAAGAGAACCCACGTGGGGACCTACGATCAGGGTTGAGAAGGCCAGTAATGGCCCGATCAACCCCTTACCCGATTTTACACGGGCAAGCCATGGATTACTAAGAACCTGACTGAGAATTCCGACACTCTTTTTATATATTTTATGTTTCATAAATTTTATTAGAGTTAGGGTCTGAATCAGGGTTCGGGAGCTTTCAAAGGAAGTTTCCTGAACACGCCTTGTATTTCACGCATTCATTCCATTCAGTCTAATGACTCCCTATCCTATTGGTCCACCTTCAGTTTCCTCGTGAGAGGGCTGCAGGCTCCTTAGAGTAGGTTGAGTTATTTCTAACTCGTATGGTTGAGCAACATGACTTGGGTGTCACTTACATAAAGTAAGCTAAGACCCCCCTTCCTCGTAGGACTCATGCGACGTACTCCACTGGGGCCCACACCACTTACTTGTCGGGGCCTGAACACCATTCGGTGAAATTCTCTGGCATCCGGGCGAGGTGGCTGGATTTCTTCGTACCAGTGGTAACCATCTGATCCGGGATTATATTGACTCCCATAAGTCGACTAATTTCGGGTAAGATGCACCATCATCGGGACCACCAGCATTACCTGGGACTCCCCGCCTATTTGATACACCAATTCTAATTGTCTTAGTAAAGGGTATAATACAGGATACATAAGCTACCCACGTTTCTGGGTTTTCAAAATCCATCACTACATTTAATGATAAAGACCGTTATCGAGTTACTTCATCAATTTCCAGAATTTTCACAACTGGAGTCCTGTAATGAGGATCAACTTTAGACACTTACGCCTGTCACTTACCATCCCAAGGTAACACACCCCTAATAATCAGATAAGGGATCTGACTACCGGTTGGTGAGTACCCGGGCTCTTGGATATCAACTTTCGTTTGGTTTTCAATGAGCAAACCGCCCTAGGTCAATTGGCTCTGCTAATCCCTAGTAAGAGGAGTATGCTCTACTCGACTCCTATGAGATTAGGAGATACAATCATTCTCAGAGGTGCACTAGGTACACATCGTCATTTAAGACATCTGGAACGAG